AGAGGCTTCCAGCGCAGCAGCAACCGTTACTAACTCGGCGAGCGCTGCCGTGAGGTCTTCAACTGCGCCAGTTCCAGCCGTAGCCCTTCCCTTGAGTGTGGCAGTGGCAACGTTGGCGAGATAATTGTTCGTAACGGCTCCGTTTGGCGTGCCTTTCAGCACCTTTCCTGTCGTTCCGCTAAATGATGCTAATGCGTTGTCCACAGACGACGCCGGGCCGCGAACGTCCCCCAGAGCGAGCCACGGTTGCCACACGTTGTTGATTTTAGTTCGCCGGTACTCAACTGTATTGTTAAGGACCGACCATGCTCTTTGTATTTGATAGCTTGGATCGGCCCACACTATCGCTTGAACCAGAAACGCTTCATTCGGATAGGGAAGGTTCGGCGCGTCGCCAAGGAAGCCATAGAAACCGGTGGCCGATATCGCATTTGGATCCGAAACAATCGGCACCAGATTTCGTAAACGGTCTGGAAGTTGCGAATTTGCGATAACTTGAGACACCCGATTATAGCGGGCGTCTAGCTCCGCCTCGGTAGACCTCACTCGCGCCCATGGGCCAAAAGTCCCGTTTGAGCACTCCCTTACATACTCAATGTTGTTGGCGGTTCCGACGTTTCCAAAGGCAACCAGTCTTTGGACAAAATAAGTGCTGGTGTACGAGGTAACAAACCCAATGAACGCAAACGGTGATGCCGGCGTATTTGCAGTGCTACCGTCGCCAAAGTAAACACCGGAATCTCTGGCACTATTCCAGTCAGCTACCCTTGTGGCAAAAGAACGAAGCCGTTCAGGCAACTGCGCGTTCGGGATCACGCCAAGAGCGCCATAAGCTGCCGAGCTATTGAGGGCCGCGATCAGGGACTTTCCGAACGTCGTCAGGTCAGCAAGCGCAACGGCCCCTGTCTCATCAATCGTCAAGGCCTTGTTCGGTGCAGCGGTGAGCTGCGACACGCCATAAAGAATGCCGCCCGACAAAGAGCCGAGCACCCGACGTAGAGCCTCAACGGCTATAACATCGGGGCTGGTCAGTTCGATCTTGTAAACCGCATTCGTTTGCGCTGGACCTGGCCAATTATCCTCAAGGGTCAACTGCGTGTTGCTGTCGACCGAAGCGATGATGATTGGCCGTCCGACATGAATGCCGAACTTATCACCCGCCTTGATTGCCGTCAGCCCGCCGACGACAGAAAGCCAGTTCGTGCCGGTACCGGTCACGGTCTTGGAGTTGACCGCAACCGTCGCCGTACCGATGTTGTAGTAAGCCACGCCCGCCATTATTCGGTTTCCCCGTCGATGGTATCGGCTTCACCGCGCGCAAGACGCAGATCGGCTTCAAGACCCTCGATCGTTGCGTTCAGTCTCGCGATTTCTGCCGAGGCCAAGGCATAGGACTGCGCAAGAAAGAGATTGCGCTGCTTGAAGAATTCTTCGCGCGCGTTCGCTTCTTGCAGGGCGACCATAGGGTCGATCTGCATTGTGTTGCCGGTTGTCATGGTTTTCCTACCGCTTGAAGGTGGATGCTATCAAAATCGTCCGATCCACCGAACCGAGAAACGGGCCGCCAGAAACGGTGACTCTGAACGTAGTGGAAGATTGACCGGACGCAGGCGTATAGAGAACGATATCGCTCCCAACGTAGCGGAACCCGCTGGCATCATCCGTCGAGTTGAAGATGCAGAAGTTGCTGACTTCACCGCCATTTGTGATGTTCTGCGTTACAATCTGAGATTTGCCGTTGACCGTTCCGCCAGAGATTAATCTGCTTGCGATATCAAGGCGCACCGTCGGGGACCCAGTGCCGTGGCTGACAGTGACATCGAATGTTCCCGTGTCAGTTCGCGAGTTGCTGTCCACACGCGTGATCGCGCCGGGTTGGATGTTAGACGTGCCGACGGTGAGCGTTCCGATATTGGCATTGGAGATATCGACGTTGCCGAGAACAGAGGACAGCGCCGAAAGGCTATTAACGCGGACATCATCGAGATAGAGCACGCCATCCTGAAAGACGAAAGGACGCTTCAGCGAAGAAGGGTCTGTTCCGTACATCAGGATTTGCGCCGCCTGCATGATTATGCGGGTCGGGCTCGAAGTGCTTGAGGGCACGTCCAGCATTAGAGCTGCTGACCGGAACGATGCATCGTTCACAGCGGCAACAATTGCGTAACGAGCGGCATAGCCAGACGGCCCTGCGCTCGCTTCCCACTTCACATTGACCTGAGCGTTATTACCGCCCAATGCCGCCGTGAGCGTGTCCGTCCTCGTTGCCAAAGCCGACGTGGCGTTCGCTACTGCAAGAATGTCAGTAGACAGCCCAGCTGTCGCCGCACCAAACTCGACCTCAATCTCGTCCACCCTGCCGACAAGCGCCTGATTGGCATCAGCAACCGCGATGACCTGGCTTGTCAGGCTGGCAATGGAGCCGTTGAAAGATACCTCAAGACTGTCAAGCCGTGTTGCAACTGCAGCTGTCTCGCTGACCGCAATTTCGATCTTCTCGCGATAGTCCGCGCGCGCATTGCCAAGCGCCAGCGACAGGTCACGCCTGATAGATTCGCTGTGCTCCATCGCAGCTGCTGGCATTTCCAGCTGGGCAGTGATGAGCGCCTGAATACGATCCCTTGACGTTCTCGCATTGTCGTAGAGCCAAGATAGCTGCTTATCGACACCAGATAGATCGACCTCTGCATATACAGTCTGATTGCCGGTGACGTTGGCAGACGTGACAAAGGCCGTCCACGTTTTGAAGCGATCAGGAACCGTGCGGATGGTAGCCCGAGCGTTGTAGAAAACTCCCGAGATCACATCCTTGGAGGTCTGATATACGCCTGCTTCCGGGTCTTTGCAGACGTCGGTATAGACAGTCGTCTGGCCGCTGACTCGGTACTCGAAGATGACCTCAACAATCGATGGGTCCTGCGGCGGGTCCCATGTGAATCGCAGTACCGGTGTCTGGAAGCCATCGGCTCCCGTCAGCACCCCAGTTGCAACCGTGAAGTTCTGCACGGTCGTCAGGATCGAGGGGTTGATCGGCGGCGTTGGCGGGATAACCACCGGACCGGGATCAATGCCCCCATCATCGTAGATATCCGCGCTTGTCTCGGAAAGCCTCAACGTGATGTTGAAGCTCTCGTCACACAGCCACTCGGATATCATCCATGTGCGGCCATTCCAGACGATCCACTCGCCTTCCTGCACCTTCAGACCAACCCGCAGGCTGACAGGCAGAGAAGCCGTGCCACCCATGCGATTCTGTCGATACCGGATTGTGAGCAGATATTGCGCGATATCCGGGTCAGTGACCTGAAGGAAATCGTTGCTGGTCTGCCTGTTGCGACCGTCGGCCGCCACGTCAGCGTTCGAATAGACCGGCTTGAGGCTCTGCGGGTTCCAGTTGTCCTCGATCGACAGAAACTGCCCGGAGATATGGTTATATCGCTCGAAAGCAGACTTCCTGAACTGGTATTCGCTCGACCTGCCGGTATCGAGGTCGTCTTTCGTGATCTCCAGAACCGGGATTTGAGGTGCGCCAGCGATGACGCCAGACAAGCCACGACGGTTTAGGCCGTAGCCCGCCATCGCATCCTCAAACTCCTTGAGGATTTCCGTATGGTCGTCAGCGCCGGTTACCCATAGACCGCATTCATACGTCGGCTTCCCAGCCTTAATGGTGTCGCACACGTTCATGGCGACGAAATACGTTGCCAGATCCAGTTGACCGAGCGACTTGCCTTCACCAATCAACGTGCGGCCCGAGTTCAGCGCTCTAAGGCCAAGCTGATAATTAAGCCGGTGCACAGCCGGGTTGCGCGTAAAGACCCAAGTTGCAGGATTATTGAGGCGCTGCGATCCAGAGCCGCCGGCTACCGTCGAATCCTTTCTGGGGTCATACTCGCGCAGACCACGCAGAACCCATTCGATATCGGGCTTTCCCTTTTCGAACTGTGCACTGTCATACAGCCGCTCGACAACGACATAGCAGATACCAGCATTGACGCTGGTGCTTTTCCAAGTGTTACCCAGACCGTCTGTGTCTGCGACTAGCTTTGCATCGACCGGCTGGCCGGGACGGCCATCGTAGAATCGGATCGAAATCTTGTCGCTAAAGCCCTCGACGTGATAGTGCGCGGCTTCCCCGCCAATAGTAGCGGCCGGGTTGAGCTGATGCCGCTCGCCATAAATGAAGCAGTAGTTTTCGAGGCCGTCACACCAGCCGTTTGCGAGAGCAAAGACCTCGGCGTTGTACTTGTTGCCCTGCCCCCACTTTGCGTAATAGAGCCGCTGGCCTTTCGTCTTGCCGTGTCCGAAGAGCGCCTGAACGTCAATATCGCCGCCGTACTGCGTCTCACCCTGCACAGCCGTATAGGTGCGCTTCTTGGGCCGCTTGAGGTAGCTGAACGCGAGGCTGGTACCGAAGGCAAGAGCGCCGCCGATCAGTGTGGCGGCAAGCGTAGAGCCGGCAAAAAGCGCTCCGGCAATTGCCGTTCCGATGGCGGTAAAAATCATTGCTGGTTATCCGATGTGAAAGGCGGCTATGACTTCCCCGAGGCCGTAATCCTGCCGGCCGTCCGGTGTTTTCGTGACGAAGCGTGTTCCGAGACAGATGCCGACGTGCTCGGCGCCATCAGCGAGGCGGAGAATGACGAGATCGCCCAGCCTTGCCTCCGCAGCGCCCTTAGAGAGCTGATCCAGCTCGGCCTCGAAGAATGTCACCAGAGACTTGTGCTTGCGCTTCCTGAGGGCTTTCTGAGCGCCTGCTAGGGTCTTGTAGCTGCCGAGATACTTCTTGGCCGTCTCGGCGCCCGTGAGCGCGTCAATCATCGCGCAGCCCATGAAGAAGCAATCGGCCGTACCATAGGCATACGGCTTCGCAAGCTCCGCGTTCAGCGTAGCTTCAACAATGCGGAAACGGTTCATGAGTGATTACCGGCCGGGACCGATGAAGGCTTCGGTGATTTGAACGTTGCGCAGAAAAACAGTCATCGCGCTCAGGTTCTGCACTCTGACTTCGTCAAGATGGAGGACACCGTCCGAGATGACGAAAGGAGCCTTAACCTGATTGGGGTCAGCAATAGCCTCAGCCTGTTGGCGGCGGAAATTCCTGATCATGTCCTCGAGGTAATCGACCGTCCCGGCGTTGATGCCGTCGACAGTAACCAATGGCTGTCCTTCGTGGTCTTTGAAGAGGCCGACGGTGACATGCTCTGCCTGCTTGTGATGAAACATCATGCGTGTTCTCCTTAACCTTGCCTCTGGCCCCATTCCTCAGGAATGCTGGCGTTGGTGGCCACATACTCGAGGCCAGTGTCGGTCGGGCTATTGTCGAATTGCTGTTCTGCGATGGAGCGCTTGACGCCGGTAGAGCCGCGCGCCGAGCGTCCGGGAGGCTGCAGATCAATCTCCATCGTCAGCGTGCGTTCTGAACCCGATACGGCGCCCTTGTTGTAACGCACCTGATCGATCTCATAGATTGACGATGCAAGGATGCCCAAGACCTCGCTCGTGTTCGGCACGCCGCAGAGATGGGCAACGATGACGGGCGAGTTCTGGTAGTCGAACTCCTCGATCTTCGCGATTGCATCATCAGGGTCTGTGACCGGGATATTCGAGAACGTGATCGTGCGGGTGGTCACCGCGGTTCCCACCGCCGACGTCATGCTGCCGATATCCAGAAACCGGTTCGGCAGATACACGAGGCCGTTATACGTATAGGACCGGCCGCCGCGATGATAACCGACTGTCTTGCCGGGGAGATCGAACCGGATCAGGTCAAGACGTGCAATGCGACCTTTATCGATCTGGGCGGCGACGACTGGATCAAGGCTCATGATACGAAGACCTCCGTCGCGCTGAATGACGTTTCCCTACTCCCCAGAGATTTCGAGGCTTGGGCACTACCCGGATCGATCATCATTATGCACGCTGGCTTTTCGAGGTGTCCGGTACAAGTCGATGGAAAGTTCTGAGTGTCGAGCGGGTACATGATTTGAACGGTCGCAAACCCGCCAGCACTCGCGACGGCGGGTTCTACGATGCGGTGAAGCGACCGGACGAGAAGAGTTTTACGGACCTCGATGTAGTCGCCCGGAGAGAAGATGAACCCCGCCGGCAGGCCACCGAGATAAAGGGTGTTTGCGCTCACCGACTGGAAGAACACCTGTCCGTTGAACGCGCCGCCGCCGGCTTTCGTGCCGGATAACGGAGCGCCCGTATCCATAGCAATGGGCCGGGGGCGCCACACATCATACGCCAGAAACGTCGAGCCTCTGGCGTCGGCCTTCATCATGAACGCGTCAAACAGACCGGATTGGCCCCGGAGCAAAGTTCCTGTCGAAAATTTTGCCGTCCAGTAAGGCGTACCGAACGCCTGAACTTCCGTCCTTCGGCCCTCCATCCTGTTAGCGGACACAGGGCTCACGGGCGTAAAATCGACTTGGCTCCAAGGAATAACCGGGAGGGAAATAGGATCGGCCATTCTTACTCCTGCCCGTTCTGCTGGAGGTTTCGCTTGTTTTTCTCGTTCTGGGAAACGATCTTGACCGTCTGGCCTTGAGCTTGATCGAGGATTTGACCCACAAGCTCGGGTGAAAGGCTCACCAACACTTCAGACGTGCCCCCAGCTTGGCTTGACGCGCCCTGACCTTTGGTGTGGTCGATCACGGTCTCATCTGGATGCATCATCGCCCAGAAGCCGCCCTTGCCATCCAAACCGCCTGCCCGCGCGCCGGAGCCAGTGTAGCCGCCGCCATCGAAGCTGGGGCGGGCTATAGGAACCGGCCCGACAGAAGGAAGCTTTGCAAACCCGCCAGTGCCGCCGCCGAACAACCCACCGAAGAGGGAGCTTAGGAATCCCCCGCCGCCGCCGCTTGACGATGCCTTGTTGACAGAGAACATCGCGTCCAGCAGGTCATCCTGAATGCGGCTTATCACCTTATCGAGGGCGTTCAGGGCAATATCGGCCCATTCGTCCCATGTGATCTTGCCGTCGTCCATGGCCGAGCGGATGTCATCGAGAACGCTTCCAACGCTGTCCTTGTATTCGTCCATAGTGTCGATCTGGCGATCACGGGCTTCCTGCTCGGCGTCGATCTGAGTGATGAGGCTGGCAATTGCCTCCCTCTCCTGATCTGTTGCCGCTGCTCCAGCCTGTCGAATTGCTGCTGCCGATCGCTTTGCCGTCTCAGTGGCACCGACAAGGCTGAGTTCTTCCTTGAGTTCGTCAATGAGGTCGGAGACTGCCTGACGTTCGCGCTCGTACTTGGATGCGGCCCTAGATCCACCACGGCTGCGCTTGTTAAAGTCCTCCCACGGGAAGCCAGAAAGCTCCGGTGTCCCGCGCGAGCCGGGCACAGGACCAATATCAGGCAGAATAAACCCGTTTCCTTGAATTGGACCGTCGGCATCTTGGCCAGACATCCCGGCGCTTCGCCATGTTCTCGGGTCAAGCATGCGAGCCTGGCCGTTAAGGGCGGCTTGCAACTGCTGAATTGCGCCGAGCGATTGCATAACCTTGCCAGTCAGGCCATCAAACGCCGATGCGAATCCTGCAATATCTTCGAAACCCTTAGTAGCCGCAACTTCGGTAGCCGCCTGCTGCACTCTGTGGAAGTCTTCAACAGTTGCGGTGCCGTTCCGAATTTTTTCCTGAAGGTCTTCGTAAGCCACTGACAGGCGCATTACCGCCTCATCGGTGCCGTCCGTCGAATTGAGTAGCTCTAGCGTGCGACCATATTCTTCGTTGAACCCCTCAAGTTCCTCTCGAATTTTGTCGTACTGAGCCTCAACTGTAAGGCGGCCACCTGTCTGCAAATCGGCGAGACTTTTCGCCCGCTCCAACTCGTCAGCATATTCGCGCAGCGCCGGGATGGCATCTCCCCAGTTATCAGCCACCTCCTTGATAAGCCGAATTTGTTCTTCTAGGACAACATTCGAATCCTCCGCGCCATCAAACGACGAAAAATAGGACAGAACAGCGCCGGCAGCCGCTCCAGCGGCGATCCCGATAGGGCCAAAGACCAACGCGAGATCAGGAAGCTGTATCGCAATCGCCTGCATGACGTTGCCCGTAGCAGTCGCCTGCTGCGCTACCTGAGACAACTGCATCGCCTGCATGCGAAGGGCTTGGCTGCTGAAGGTGCTTTGCTTTCCGAGTTCTCTCGCAGAGCGGCCTACGTTGTCTAACGCCTTCCCTGTTCTGTTTTCCGTCCGCTCCGCGGTATCCGCAAACCGGTCAAGTGCCTGCTCTCCTGAAACGAGGCCGCGACTATCGGCATTCAAAACCAAGGTGGCGAAATCAGTCACTCTTTACGCCTCCCATGGCGAAGATATATCGTCCCGCGCCATGAACAGCGAGGAATCAAGATGGACGGTTGGCTAAAGGGTCTGATTGCAGCGGCTTGCGTTGTCGTGATTGTGGCCGGCGGGCATTATCTTTGGGGTCAGTATCAGTCCCGTAGCGCAGCAAACGCCCGATCAGAAAACATCAATGCCGCACGAAACGAACTATTCCGGCTCTCCGGCGCTGAGAAAGGCGACGATTCAGCGGTGCGGCGATTCTGTTCCGGTCTAGATACCCGCATTAAGACAGACCTTAAGGATAACGACATGGCCCCAGGTATTCTTCGCAACTGCAGAGCCCTCGGCTACATCTAGAGACTCGACTTCTGATTTAGCTCATGCTTACTTGCCACCGTATTTTGCATTTGGGGGCAATAATGAAACTTAAGATACTTGGCATTGCGGCTCTGCTCGCAGTTGTTGGCTGCGTTCAGGTCAACAAAGAACTCGTCGCGACTGGCGGAAGCCGCGCAGACGGAACAGTTGACCTAAGCTACGAGCAGGCCAGCATCGAAACCGTCAAGATTGACCCGGTGAAAGGCATAGCGACAGCAAAAGAGCGGTGCATCGCTTGGGGTTACAAAGATGCATCACCGTTCGGCGGAGAGAGCCGCCAATGCCAAGTGTCGAACCAGTACGGCTGCTCACAATGGCTAGCGACAATCCGCTATCAGTGCCTTGGTGAGACAAACCAATCTCAAGCCAAACTCTGAAACAAGAAAGGCGGCTTGCGCCGCCTAACTCACCTTTCGCCAATTGGCGGAACGTTCAGAGATTGAGTTCGCCTTTCCGTTCGGCGTCAATCTTCCGCTTCATGCAGATTTCCAGAGTGTCGTCATCGGACTGCTTGAAGGGGCGGCAATCCTCAACGAGCCTCTTGAACTCATCATCGTTCTTGTCGTCTTTTGGCTTGCGACGGGCGTCAAGATAGTGGTCCGCCTCGAAGAAAGTCACCTTAGCGGTGTCCTTCTTCCTGCCCTTGCCAACGCTGATTCCCTTGGGGATGCGGTGATAGGTGCCGAATAGATCAACGCCGTCTTGGGTCAAGGCTCTTGCACCCTTGCGGCTGTTAACCTCGTTGTTCAGCTTCACCATGGCGATATCAAGTAGCTGGTTATTCAGCTCCTTCATCTCCTTTGCGTGCCTGACGCGCATCCTTGCCAAGACATCGACGTTGGGAGCTTCCCCATCGCCTCTCTCGGCCATGATGGCGCGGTTGACGCCTTCCATCAGATTGCGAAAATCACTTAGCGTTGTTTTCTTGGACATGTATGCGCCACTCCTTGGCAAAGCGGGTTAACCATTCAACTGCATGCTCGATGTTTTCGATGATCGCGGGCGTTTCCCAACGATCAATCATTCGGATCACCTCCGCAGGATCACTCTTGCAATTTGCGAGATAGCCAACAGCGGACGTAACGCTGCGGCATTGAAGGCGGATAGCCTCTTCTTCCTTTCGAAGACTGCGCGCCTCTTGCTCACTGGCCTTTTGCGCTTTGGTCTTCGGCGGCTGCATCGTGCCGTCATCGGCTTTTACCTGGCAGCCAAGAAGCTTCCCGATACCAGCAGCGGTTTCGCGGTCTGGTCTCTTCTTGTGCTTCTCGATGTAGTCGGTGTAGGCGTTCGCTGGGTGATACAGTTTATGTTGCGCTACCTCATGCAACAGCGCGGCTTCGGCTTCCTCTCGCACCTCACGATCAGCCTTCTCTCCAGCGAGAGACACGATCTGTTCTGGTTTTGTGAGGTTGGCGATGTCCGCGGCTCTAGTTATCGCCACATCGCCTTTGTCAACCGCTTCAACGAGTATTGGCGCGCCGTCTTTTACAATCTTCTCGGTACGGCGGCGCTGTTTCTCTGACGTAAACCCTGCAGCTTTTGCTGCAAAATCTCTCGTTAATTCCCCATCTTTAACTTGTGGGCGAACGCCCAGAAGTTCCTTTTTTCTATCAGTGAAGCTTATGACGTCGGTTCTAGACCCTTGCCTTTTACCGACTTCGCGCTCGACTGCTTCCGCGATTGCCAGACGTTCTGTCGGCGTGAAAGCTTTACGAACCTCATTTTCGGAGAATTCGCCTTCAATAATTGAAGGGACATCAACGACACGAGCATCGATCTCATCCCAGCCAAGTGCGAAGCAGGCTGTGAGACGGCGCTCACCAAAAACAAGAATGTTGTCTTTCGTGATGCCGATCGGCTGCAGGAGGCCAATATCCTTGATGCTATTCATCAGCCCTTCGATATCGCCCTTATCTTTGCGATACCGATCTTTCACGATGATGTCGTTGATAGTGACCTTCATGGTTTGCCCTGCCCTTCGAGGCGCGGCGACTGGATCGCCTGTAGGCCTGAATTCTATCATGCTGGGGTTACTCCTTGAGCGCTCGGCCGGCCAAGCCAGAAGCGCACTGGTCCGTTAGAAACGGAACCGAGGCTCAAGGAGATCTCGGTTTCCGCGCTTTCCCTTTGGCCAAGGGAATACAAGGTGAATGTCTCAGGAACATATTGTGAAAAGCAAGAGATTGACGCAACTACTGCGTTTCAATTTGTAGCTATACAGCATGATCCACAGCCTAAGATGCCGCCATCGCCTTCCGTTGCGCTACTCGCGCTCCATCGGCGGAATGCTCAACGGCTCCTTGCCCGAGTTGAACCCCGACAAATAGGCCGCAGCCATCTTCCGAATAAGCCGGAACTCCCAAGGCTGGAGCGCGAGGTCATTTGCAACTGCAAAGGCCACCAACTCTTGCCAGTCTGGGGTTCCAAGGCCCATCCCGTTTGACCGGATCGGGCCGAGTTCCTTCAAGGCATCAAGCAGATACTCTCCTGCCTCCAACTCGGGCATTGGCGGGGTGATGCCAGAGACGAGGTATTTCTGACCCCGGCTCATCTTCTCGTTCGTGATGGTGGATGCCAGCCAGCCGAGTTGCTGGGCAGCTAAGACTAGCTGGCGCTCTCGTTTCCCAGGATAGCCGCCCGGTCGGTGGCGAAGTCCCTCACCTGCTCGACAAAGGATTTCTGCGCCCGGTTGCCGTTGACCACCTGCAGGTTCAGAAACCATTCGACGTCATCAGGTGCCTTCGCTGCCTTATTGCCGCGGCTGATGTTCTCGAAGCCAACGACCAGAGGCGCGAAGTCCTTCACGAGATTGGCGTGGATGGATTCGACGGTAACGGGCTCGCCGGCCGATCGATCCTCCTTCATGCGCGCGCGCTGGCTTTCGAGGATGGATGTCTGGCCTGTCGCGCCCTCGATGCCAAGGATAAGGACGCGGCAAGGCTTATCGCCGTCATATAGCAGCTTGCCCGTGCCGGGGTGTTTCAGGTGGAGCGCCCGAGGCTTTTCGGATGCCTTACGGCTATCGAACTGGTTGAAATCCATCAGGGCGCCTCTGCGATCACGCTGTCATAGTTTGCGCGGATGCTGAACGTGTACCCGGCATAACTGGTCGTGGAACGTTCGTTGCGCTGCCAGTCGTGACAAATTCCGGTGATGTATTCGACATCGCCGCTGGCGCCAGGCTCCACGATCTTGAACGAATAGAGGTTGTGCGGGCCTTCCTTGGCCGCAGCCTTCACAGCCGCCTGCCCTGCATCGCCCTTGATCTCGCGCATGGAGATAGCGGTGGCGGAACCGGTCTTGGCACCCTTGGCACCCATGATCCATCCGCTTTCCAGATCCGGCACGTCGATGATGGCGTTGGTGCCGCCAACGGGGCCGATGGACTGGATGCCGTTAACCTTGATTGCGCCGGTGGTAAACAGCGCCTCATAGCCGGCTTCGTCAAAAGTGGCTGGTGCGCCGGCCTTGAAAAACAGCGTGTGGCCGATGTCAGAAGTAGACATGCCCTGATCCTTTCAGAGTTAGGAAGCTTCGTAGTCTATGATGACTGGCGTTCGCCAATCCGCGTCTTGAGGAAATCCCTCTTGGATGTTGGGTGGCGCGATGATGACGATCTCGCCGTCGATGACTGGCAGGCGCCGGCCCATGGGATAGTAAGCCGCTATCTGATCGGCCTTTGTGTTGGCATCTTTGCTCTTGGTGCCGATCTCAGTGACAACCGTTGCCACAATCCTGCCCTTGCTGATCGGGGACTGTCCCTCAAGAGTGTCATCGCGATTGGAGACCCGCACAATTTCGAACCTGACATACGGCTTAGGCGCGCTGAACGGGATATTCGGAAAGGCAACCTTCCACCCGCCCGCTGCGGCGTTAAAGTCCGCGGCAAGGGTCAACTCGATATTCGTCTGGTTCATTTTTTCAGCCTTGCTGCGTTGGCGGTGACGATCTGCGGCCATTGAGCAGCCGCAGCGTCAATAAAGTGAGCGCCGACTTGCTCATAGGTACGCCCAAGACTGTCTGTCCCAGAGAACCCGCTATTTATGCGCCGTGCATATGGCGCGGTCCATGCGAAGCGGATGACGTCGCCTATTTGAAACTGCGCTATCGTCAAGAGATAGCTGTCCGCACTCGGCGGGCCGAACGATCCATTCAAACCGCTGACTAAGCTATTTCTAAGATATCCAGTATCGACGGGCATACGTCCGCCCTTGGCTTTCGGCGTTTGCGCAATTTCGACAACATCTTGCAATGATTCCGCCAGAACCGCGTGCATCTGCACTCGCGTTTTGTCAGCAAAGGCACGGACATCTGCTGCAAATTTCTTCGGAGCCATAATCTACCTATTGTACCTTATCCTAACGCGTTCAAAGCATCGGCACCTGATTGTCTGCTTTGCAGTCGCTCCAAGCGAGGTGTCACCGGGGAACATCAACCGAGAACCGTCAGGGGCCACGAATGGCGCCGACAGGCCGGTTACCTTCTGGCCTTCCATCGCCATGTGATCGGGGCGCGTCCGCTTATCGCCGGTGGCGTCCCATGTCCGCTCAATCTGGTCTTCAGATACCGCGCCGCTTTCGAGGAGCTGCTGATAGCCTTCGTGTCGGCCCGCCCGGAGGGCCGTCAGCGTCTCGTTCTCCGCAATCAGGTCAGCACGGAAGCGCAAGGCGCGGGACTTGTGATCGGCCATAAGCGTGGCGATCAATTCAGCCTTCGTGACCTTGACCGTCCGGCGCTTGTTGTAAGCCTCAAGCGCAGCGTCCCAGCCATTCCGCCGCACAGCCTCAACAACAGCCGTATAGCGCTTGTCGCGGAGCTTCATGCCCAGATAGTCAGAAAGCCCCTCACGGTCTCCTGTAAGAAGCGCATTGCGTATCTTGAGGGTCGTTTGTGCCTGGGCAGGCGTAAGGCCGATCAAGCCATTCTCGCGAAGACCGGTGACCTTGCTTTTTCGCCCCACCAGATCGAGCGCGATGGCCTGCGGTGTCCGGTTCTGCGAAATGCCTTCCACGATTGTCTCGCGGACTGCTTGCCTCACTCCTTCGGTAATGGAGGTGATGAGGTTTGCGACGTGTGATCTTGCCCACAGTTCGGCGCGGTCATGTCTTCCATTAAAGCCAAAAACCGCTGAACCGCCCGAAAAGGGTCTGGTATCTTCGGGAGTGCAGCCAGCGCTGCCACCCCTCCCCTGTAATAGGCGTCAGAGAGCGCGCGGTCCAACGGCTGGAAGAATACCGGATCGACGCGAAGAGCCGCGATAGCGGCCTCTATGTTGCCGTTCTGGATATGGCCCACCACCGTCTGCAATTGCGCCTGGGAGGTGATACGGCCGATGGCGTCAAGAAACGCTTTGCGGACCTCAGGCTCCAACGCATCGAGGATGGCCTGAACTTCTGATGGAAACGCCATTCGGCCCTCTAACTCGCGATGATCAATTCATAGTAGACGGTCAATCCAGCCGGTGACAACGGCCGGCACTGCTTAATCACATGCTCTTTCCCGACAATAACCAGCTTGTCACTTACGGTGACTTCGATCGTCAAGCCCTTGGTAGAGACATACACCATGCGGTCACCCTGCTGGATAAGGGTGCCATCAATCTTCGAGATATCGATCTCAAGGATGACCATCGTGCACGGATAATCCGCCGGGGTAATCTCCGGGTCGTAGTCTGGGCCGGTCTTAACATCGCGGCGGATGGCGCCGGTCGTGCCGAACTTGGCGATCAGCCGTTCAGCCGTGGCCCTTGCGCGGGCGTAGTCGAAGGTTGCCATTCAGACCACCAGAATTGCCGGAAGTACCGGGCACATGAAGAGCCAAAGCATACCCTCGATAGCGGTAGCCACCGGAGTAGCCATGGCAACGATGTCTGCAACGTCCGTTGACGATGATGTGGCATACTCCACTTCGAGACTGCCGACTTTCTCACGCTTCACCGTAGATGAGCCTGTCACCACCGGAGACAAACTGCCGGGATTGGTCAATTCGAGATATGCAGCCTCGTAGGATGCGTTCTCAATCGCCACAGGGATGACGTCAGAGGGGATTGCCTCGCCGTAGTAGGTAGACGCCCCTGTACGCGGCCAAGCGCGCTCCTGAGCATACCCGCCAGCGCGTGAGCCACTGAACCGAGGTTCGTAGCGATCAATGAACAGGGAACCCCGCTGACGGGCGGCTGTCTTCTGCGTCTCAGTCGTTCCTTCCGGGAAGACATAACCTGCTGCCTCAGCGTAAGCCGTGAACGCCTCGTTGGTGCCGTATCCAGCCATCAGACAAGAACCTCAAGGTTCGTCGCAGTGGTGCCGGTGGCGTGAACGCGGGTTACCGCCACGAGAATGGTTTCGCCTGCGTCGATGTAAGTGTTCCGAACAGTACCGTCATTGGCGCGAAATCGCAGCGTACCGGCAGCACCATCAGGTCGGCAGCGAATACCGCGGCCATATTCCGCCAGGTCGGTGTTGTCGTTCGGGGTAACCGGTACAAGATCGGAGGCGACGTTCAAGCCTCGATTGAAGGGGTTCGTTGCCATGTCGATCTCCGTTGAATGGGGAGCCCCGGCCGTTGCCAGCCGAGGCGATGTAGTTACTCGGCCAGCTTGGCGTCGATCAGCTCTTTCAGCTTTTCGGTCTTGATGTTGGCCGCATACTGCAGACCGAGTTCATCTGCCTGCTTCTTCAGTTCGTCGCGATCGAGCTTTTCGCCGGCGTCAGCCGCCTCACCCTCGAATTCGAACCAGCCGGTGCCCTTGGACACCTCCATCTCAGCGGTTTCCTTGGGGTCGATGAGAACCGGGCCCTTTGTGGAATTGAGACCGCGCGGCCCCTTTGAGATGTTCGTCACTTTCATGGTCGGTTCTCCTTAGATGCCGTCGAGGTAGCGAACGGCCTTCGGGCGGCGGATGTCCACGCCGCCGACACGGAAGATGCCGGGAACGTCGAACTTGATCGGACCGGTCTGCCACGGCTGCATGAAGCGGAAGGGCATCGGCAGATGCATCTTCAGGACTTCGGGCGACCGACGGTATGCGACCATGCGTTTCGTGCTGGATGCGCCGGCCGTATCGAGGTAGCCGAACACGCCGCGGATGGTGAGCGCCTGCCCCGTGGTGCGGGTGTAGATGTTGTTGCGCTCGACCCACTCAAGGATCGTGGTCTGATTTACCGCGTCGATGCGGCGGGTCGAGAGGTCCAGCAGCACGGAGTACGGCAGGAGGATAGTGTCCACGATTTCTGCGCCAAGCGTGCCGGTGAACATGCCGGTGATCTGCCCGTTGATGTCGCGGAGAACCTGGTCCGGCGTCTTGCTGGCGAATGTCGTCGCCGAACCAGTGCCATCAGCCGGAGCCGTGGTGGCCGTCGGGGTGGACGAGTTCACGAGACCCTGCAGGCCCTTTGCCGTATCACCCACGAAGGCGACTGCATCGATCTTCTCTTCCGCAATGCGGCGGGCCAACGTCGCTTTGTCAGAGGAAAGGTTCATGCCGAGAAGCTGGGCAGTGCCAAGCTCTTCCAGCGTGTAGCCGTAGCCGATTGCGGCCATGCTGACGCTGGTTTCGAACTTTTCACGGGTCAGTTCGACCTTGGGGACGTCCTGCGCGTTGCCGTTGAACCACTCCGCCTTGCCGACACCATCCATGGAGAAGTAGGTGACGGACTGGATCCATTCCGGCGCCGACGTGTCGACCGGGATCAGCGATGCGTACTGGATTTCCTGGTAACGCATTGCATAGACGGTGGGCTCGATCAGCGAGGCCTGCCGGATGAGAAAGCTCATCGCGACCTGCTGAGCGTCGTTCATGTGCATGTTCATTGAGATCGCTCCTGTTAGCCGAGACGCAGCACGGCGAGTGCGGCACCAGAAGTGCTCGTATCCCACTGTGCGCCTGCGATGAGGGTGTTGGAGGTCGACGTCTTGGAAAGGACGCCGGTCGCCGGGGTGTAATAGACGGGATCGCCTACGGCCACGGCTTCGGAGGCCTGTACGACGATGACGCCCTTCTTGATGACGGCGACGTTGTCATACTGCTCGTATTTGCCGGTCGGGCGCGTGGTGTCGAGAACGGCGATGCCGGCAAACTTGACGGTCGCTTCCGAGTCCACAACCTGGTTGTCTGCCGTGCCCTGCACGCAGACCTTGCCGAAGCCGATGCCTTCAACGTCTTCCGCGATGCGGGTGACGATATCGTTCGGCTCCATGTTGGGGATCATGCCCTCAACCCAGCGGGCGTGAGTGGCCGTATAGTTGGTCTGGATCGCAGGCATTATGCGGCCCCCTTCTGGTTAGAGCCCATCCATGCCGACGTCAGATGGTCGGTCATGGCCTTGTGGGCCGTGCTGGTATTGTTGGCATCCGTCTGCTTGACGCCGTCCTTGAGGACCTGCGCAAAGGGATCGGCGGCCTTGACGTCCTTGGCGATCGCCCGGAACATGCCGGTGATCATGTCGTCGGAAGCATCCTTGACCATGTCGTCACCGAGCTTGGACTTGACGGCAGCGCGGCGAAGATCGGCGTCGGAGCCCTTGATCTCGATCTTGCTATCGATCGCCGTGACGATCTGAACAAGCGTGGCGCGATCAGCGACCAGCCGGTCAAGGTCTTCCGGCTTGATCTGGCCGTCCTTGAGCTTCTGGTTTTCAGCCTTGAGTGTGCCGATCTCCTGATCCTTGGTTGCCAGCGCCGCCGTGTGGGCGGTATTGGCGTCAACGAGCTTGGTTGCGGAGGATTCCAGATCCTTCTGCAGCTTTGCGATAGCCTGGGCGCCCTGGTCGGTCGTCTGAACCGACAGTCCGTCCACGACCACAGTTCGAAGTGCTTCAGTCATGTCGACTGTCTCCTTGTCAGTGGTGATAATCGGGGCGGCGCCCCACTTGATCGCACTGTCACCAATGCGAAGCTCTTCCCCGCCGCGTGCCTTGTCGACAATCGCAACGTGGTTCATTTTGAAATCGGACATGATGGCGTCGAACTGTTCGCCCGATGGCGTGACACCATCCGCGAACCTGATCTCGGCGCTGTAGCCCATGGAAAGCTCGCGCTTGCCGTCCTCAACTGCCTTGAGAGCCTTGGCATCGCGAAGCATCATGGGGACGCGAACGAATTCGCCGTCACGCAGCACGTCGTCGCCCACCTCACCGACAGCAAGGTCTTTCCATGTGCTGGCATTCACGCCATTCTTCGGGTGATCGAGGGTAACAGGCACGCCGGCATAGCTGGCGATGGCATCCTTCTTGAAAACCTCACTTTCAGGCCTGTAGACCCGCACAATGGCTTTGTCGTTCATGCCTACCTCGGAGCCGAGATAAAGCTGAACGTTGCCTGCGCGGGCCACCTTGGCTGAAAGCACGCCATAGCCGTCACCAGTCCGACGAATACCGCCGTCCAGCGTCAGTCTGTCAGTGAATTGCATGGCTGTTATTCCTCGCTGATGCCCGCTTGCCAGTCTTCCTTGACCTCTGCGGCCACGAAAAAGGCCACCCGAAGGTGGCCGATATTTACTCGAATGTTCCATGGCGCTCTGTGAACCCGAGGCCACTTGCGGCTGCCGCTCGGGCGGCCACCGCTTCTTCGAACGTTTCGAAGTGCCCGATGGTCGTCTCTTTGTAGTTGACCATGAGGCGGGCTCGCCATTTGCCCTTGTCAGGACGCCAATTCACGCCGGTCGCTCCGCTCGTGTTGTTCGACTTGCCTCTGGCATTGCGCTGGTTCAGCGACACGTCAACGTCGCGCAGGTTGCTAATGCGGTTGTCGTGCTTGTCGCCGTTAACGTGGTCAATGTGGCGCGGCGGATGCGCGCCGTAGTGCAAGGCCCAAACTATGCGATGGGCGAGGTACTTCTTGTTGTAGATTGAACCTTCACTATAGCCGTGGCTACCGATGCCAGTGAATGCTTCCCGGCCTGCCAGTCGGTTGTTCCAAGAGGTGGCCCGTCTGCCTGAGGGGTAGGGACCGCCAACGAACATGGATGCAGGGCGCACCAGCCAGAAAAGCTTACCTGTCTCAGGTTCATATCTCAGCAGTTGACGCAAAAGTTCGATTGACGGTAAGTGGCTGTCAGCCATTCTTCGCTCTCCAATAGCGTTGATCGGTTAGGCTCGCTTCGGTGGTGGAACACCTTGGCGAGCCGCCTTAAACTACCAGAAAGCTAGGATTCCGTCACCTTCTCAGACCAGTTTTCGTCAACTTCTCGAAAAATCTCCGGTCCCAGAATGATCTCACCCTGATAGGGTTCGACATCGGCAAGGTCAGGCGATTCCGGGTCGTAGCTGATGGTGATGTGGCTCTGGTACTCCGGGTGATCCCATGACGCACCAGCCGCCTTGATGTTCTCGTGCCGCCAATCGAGTTCAGCGGCCTTGAACAGCAGCACGCGGGCCTCACCAAAGCGCTCCATGAGACGAGGTCCACCGGCGGCCACCTTCAACTCGCTGGCCCAGCTTTCGCCAACCTTCATCCAATCAACCGGATCGCGGCTGTAGGCGATAGTGACATGCATCTCATCGGCTGGAAGCGTGGTCTTGAACCCTTGCCCCTTTGCCCATTCGATCAGATCAGCGGCATTGACCACCTTGCGCGACACATACAACGTCCGTGGAGCAGCATCGTTTGCCGCCTGCTGCATCCGGGTCACGTTGTTGGTGTTGGCTGCCTGTGTGGCTCCTGCGGCCGCCGCAAGCTCTTCTTCGGTGGGCTCTTGCTCGCCAATCGCGCCGAACTCTTCCACCGCTTCCGCCAGTCCCGGCAGATTACCGTCTTCAACCAGCCGGTTGATGAGCGCTTGCGACACTGCATCTCTCGCGATGATCTCCTGTCCAGTGCCACTGCCTACCAGCGTGCGGGCTCCATCGGCATACATCTTGAACACCTCGGCCCGTTCCTTTTCGGTCTGGGTGTAGAGAGGTGCCCACTGATAGTAGATGGACGGGTCGCGCTTGCCCGTAGCCGAGCGAATACAGACCTCATCGAACCGCCACATGGCAGGGCCAAGCCAGTTGGTCTGCCGCGCGCCGATGTTGTCGTAATAGTTCTTCAGCGTGGTTTCGCCGTTCGATCCCAGGCCGCTTGGAGCGTCTTGCAGGAAGCGCACGAGCGGGATGTCTGCAGCGCCGGCGGCGACTTGCAGGAACAACCGAAGCAACTCAGGGAACTGACCGAAGTTGATGGTCTTCTGCTCCCAGCGTTCTCCATTCCCAGTAGCCCCGGCGCCGTCGCCTTCCAGCAAAAGCATGTTGAACATGCTCTTCATGGTGTTTGCGTAGGTGAATCGCTCGGTAAGCTTCTGCGTGGTCTTTTCGTTCTCCAGATACTTCGAGAGATTCGGGATGTATATCACATCCGTTTTTGCCTCTGGGATCAGTGAGGCAGTATGCTCTTGCGATGACGCCGCATTCTGGATTGCGTCATAGACGATCTGCAGAACGCTATCGCCCCAGACTTCATTCTCCGCGTTGCTCTTGTCGAGGATTGGCGCACCGACAAAGCGGATGACACGCGACGGATGAATATCAACCTGCGCACCGTTGCTGTTGCTGACCGTCCACATGACAGGTTCGCCATAGAACGGCGACGTGATGTCCCGGTTGATGTCGGTGTAGCTGACCTGATCCCGACCGAGAACGTGAACGTATTTCAGCGACCCGATCTTGACGCGGTCAAAGGCGAGTTCTTCATTCGGCAGCCCAGCGCCTTCAATGCCCAGCACAAGCACAGCGCCGCCACGAAGGCGGGCAAGCTGCATGGCCTCATTGACTTTGGCCTGGATGTTGATCTGCGGCGCGCGCTCTGTCCGCTCGATTGCCTCGACAACGGATTCGTCAGCCTGCCACTCGCGCCATTCTCGGGTCATGTCATCGGGGATGATGTCCACGACCTTACGCGCCATCCAGTCAGAGCGATGCATAGCATTGAGTTGCTGAGCGTCGATCAGGTTGAACCCGTAGACGTTGGCAATCTTCTTGTCCTTCGAGGTGCCAAGGCCGCTCACGAAGTTCGATAGGCGGTCAAGTAGCATCATCAGACAACATCCAACATTCCGTAGTGATAACCGCCAAGCATCAGCTCAGTGATGGCCCATACGAGCGCATCTGCACGGTCTGGCGAACCTTCGCCGACGTAACCGGACGACGTGAAATTGCACATCTGGTCTTCGAGATCGGGGAAGTCCCCGACGTGATGAACGCGGCCTTGCTCATAAAGCGCGCTGATCGGCTCTGCTCGGACCGCTTTGCCACGGCTGGCAACCACCTCTTTGAACGATGCTCGATTGTCCGCAGTCGATACCGTGAACCGGACCATGTCACCGCCGAAGTTGCGTTCGCCGATTATCCGGTCCGCTTGGTGCCTGTGGTACAGATCAACGGCCCGCCGGCCCCAACCTTCCGGTGACATCTGGCAAGTACCGTCTTCAAGTATGTACCCGTGCCCATCGACGCCCAGGCCCGCAACAATGATACCAATGTCATCGCCCGTTCCATCGCCGCGTGTGCCGGATGGGTCAACCGATACCACGATGCGCTGCATCTCTGGGGCTTCTGTGACCCGCAGGCTGTCAATGCCCGGCATCACCTTGCCATCAGGTGCCTTGCGGTCTTCCTGCGCCCATAGAGCGCCGTTGACCTCGCTTGCCCATTCTCCAGCTTCGAAGCGAAGGCGCTTGGCCGCAGACATCGATGCAAGAACGTCGAAGTATTCCGCCGGCAGGTTATCTGCGTTGTCGGCAGGGTTGACCTGCATCTCGACATAGTCTTCCGGCTTTGCCAGTTTCTCTTTGGTGCCGGGCTTCATCTTGGCCCGGAATAGCTGATAGCTCCAATGCAGCTTTGATGGCGGGTTGCAGTCGAAGTATGCCTTCAGCGGCAGATGCTTTCTGCCCGTGGATAAAGCCACCTGCTCGTCAACCTCGCATTTCTGCGCGAGACGAGACATGGCGGTTTCGACAGACGCCCACGGAATCTGACTGCTCTCGTTGAAATAGAGCGTGGCGTACTCTTGCCCGAGGATCTTCTCGACCCTCTCCTTGTCATCGAGACCAGCGATCCAGACCTGAGAGCCATTAGGCAGTTCGATGTAGAAGTCCGTCTTGTCCGTCTTCACCCGAAGCGCGGGGAAGCAGAGCGAGAGAACCTTGGGGATGGTGTCCGACCATACCGACGTCTTGGCATGGTTGAACCGGAACCTGAATATGACATGCCGCGAACCAGGAGCGTTGATAGCCCGCTGGATAACAGCCCTGACGAGAAGGAACGTCTTGCCGGAACGAGACCCACCGCGCAACATGATATTGCGCGCAGGGCTGGCCAAGAGCCGGTTAGCCTGCCTTTGCTTCTCCGTCAGCGTTGCTATTGCCATGCGTCACAGTTCGGCGTCCTCTGGAGCGATCACAATACGAACGGCGCCACCGCCCTCGCCGGAAATCTGCATCGGCAGAACCTTACCAAGCAACTGCGCGAAAGCCTTTGGCTCTTCCTTCGCAAGGAAGGTGCAGTAGCCGATCAGCCCGTTTTTGCCGTTCTGGTCTTCGCCGGCAGCTTCAGCAGCGCGAATGATCGCGTCTTTCAGCAGTGCAGTCGTCTTGTTTGGTGTGCCTTTCACCCGGCCCTTACCAGCGGCAGGTGGTTTTTCAGCACTTTTCACTTGTTTGCTGGTCATGGTGAGCGCCTTTCGGCAAAATTATTCCTTCCGCCCGATGGCGACTTGGCATTCTGCGACAACTATTTTCTACGAAACCAGGATTATCGCAGCCATAAAAGCCACCCAGATGACGCTTGCGACATAATAGATGGTCGTGGTTGCTGGTTCCCGCATGATCTGGAGGAACCTTGCGATACTGCCTTTCGCTTTTTGCTCCTGCCAACCCCTGCCGTAACCTGTTATGCGGCTCTCCCGCTCTTGCTCGGTGGTGGTCATGGGGTGGCGTAAATCCTGTGGGCGCATACCGGGCAATCCACACTGAGGTAGTCACCGTCGCGCTGATCAGCGGTGAACTTCGCGTCACGGCGCTTGAACTCCACAATGGTCAGGCAGTTTCTGCATGTTGACCGATAGGTCTTCTCTTCCGGCGCCTGTCCGCGCTTAATGATCTTGACACCAGACGTGCCGCCGGCAGCATAGAGGTCTTCGCGCTGGTCGTAGACTTTCTTGGTCATCGCTCTCTCCATGTGGGCGGGTGAATGGGGCAAACGGTCGCATCCGGCGCAAAATCGGAACAATACCGCGCT